AATATTAGATCCTGACAACACCTATATGAATGGTAACAGCGAACCAGAAGTTGTTGTTATTAAAAGTGGCGGAGGAACTAGAAACCTCGGTGCAAGAAAAGCAATGACGTCTTTGGAAAAAGAAGGTGGCAGAGTTGAATATTATATAGACGGCTTGGATATAGACTCAATAATTGGATATAACTCTACTACTCGTGCTGTACAACTGCACAGAGGCGGATTTAAAGTAATTGAACCTTATAGTATGGGACAGTTTTTAGAAGCGTTACAAGTTGCGGCAAATATGGCAGGTCATCATTCCTACACACTAGCAACGTTTTTGATATCGGTTGAATTTGTAGGCTATACTGGCGATAACCAAACTGTGAGAGCCGCAAAACGTATGATGCCGGTACAGTTAACAGAAGCAGGTATGTCGGTTGACGGTAGCGGAACAACATATGAACTTACGTTTATATCAGCAGGAGCATCTGCTAATACAAATTCAGTACAACAACTTCAAACTGATGTGCAACTTGTTGGGAATGATCTGCAAGAAGTATTACAAAGTGGCGAACAAAGTTTAACAGCAATTCTTAATAACACTCTTATGAAAAGAGAAGAGGGTAATGCTAATGAGTATGCTGATCAATATATTATATTATTTCCACCTAAAAATGCACTACAAAGTGCTAAGGCACGTAGGTCAAGCGAAATACAAGTTAACGAATTAAACTCTGACAATGAAGCCGTAGACGATATGTCTGGGTTCTTAGAAAAAATTTCCGGAGTTGAAACTATTAAAATACAATCCGGTAAAGGTGTACAAGCACAATTAGCACAGAGTCTAAAAGAAGATGAAATGAATGCAATTGGTAGGTCGAAATTAGTTTCTACGGCATTACAATCAGGTGAAGTACAACCGTTACCAATGGACCAAATGTATGATCCAATTAAAAAGACATATGAACTAAAACTAAACACTATCCCTGCAGACAAACGTGCATTTAAATTTGAAAAAGGTACTAAGATCAATAACATTATTGAAGAACTAGTATTAATGAGCGAATACGGAAAACAGATGCTTGAGTCAAAGCAGGTTGCAGGATACCGTGATTGGTTTAGTATTTCAACAATGGTATTTCAAGTTCCAATTGATGGAATTGAACAACGCAAAGGTCGCCCACCGTTTATATACATTTTTAAAGTGATACCTTATGCTGTACATGCTAGTACTTGGATGGCTCCAGGAGATATTGCTCCAGAGGCTCCAATAAATGATATTGCAAGAGAATACAATTATTTGTACACAGGCAAAAACAAAAATGTTTTAAACTTTGATTTAACATTTAATGCAAGATTTTTAACACCAATTCCGAGAGATCAAGCGGGAGACACAAGTACAGCACAAAATGCTGGTGATTCGGCAACTGCTAATGAAGAAGATACATCAAAGAAAATAGTAGCCAGTGAAGGCAAAGAAGAGAAACCAATAGTACCACTTAAATCAGTTATTGAATCTGATATTGAAATTATTACATCAGGAATGCGAGCAGTACCTTCGGACACTAAAGAAGTAATTGCAAGAACATTTCATAAAGCACTTGTTAACAGCGGAGTAGACTTGGTTGAAGTGCAATTAGAAATTATGGGAGATCCGTATTTCTTAAGTGATAGCGGAACAGGCAATTACCAATCAGCAGAAGGATCAACTTGGTACCAAGACGCAGATGGTCAAATAGATCATGTACGTTCTCAACAGTTTGTACGATTGAATTTTAAAACACCATACGATTATAGTTCTAGTAGTTCAACTATAGAATTTCCAACAGTACAATCAGAAACTGATGGAGTGACAGTTAGACAGTTTAGTGGATTATATAAAGTTAATGAAGTAAAACATACATTTGATAGCGGGAAATTTACACAAATGCTAACGTTACTAAGAATGAACAATCAAGCAGAGCTTGACTACAAAAACAAACAAGCTGGAGAAAAGGTTGGTGCAAGTTTGGAAGGTGGTGCAGATAAAACTACTACACTTACTAACAGTTCACAATCCAGTAGAGGAATGCAGAGATAATGTATAGTCCATTAATAGATCAAGTATCAGTTCACAAAGTTCCGGTAATGTTCCCTGGACCATATCTTGCTAAGGTTGTTAGTTTTGTTGATTCTGAATATATGGGAACTTTACAAGTTCAGTTATTAAAAACTACAACAACAGGTAACTCAAACTTTGCAAACGGCTCAATGTATCAAGCAAGATATTTGTCACCATTTACAGGACAAACTCCGAGAGCAGGAGTAACAAAAAATGACGGTTACCGAGATTCACAACAAAGTTATGGTATGTGGATGATTCCGCCTGATGTCGGAACACAGGTTCTTATAATTTTTGCAGAAGGTAATCCCAACCAATGTTATTGGTTAGGGTGTGTACAAGATAGATATTCAAATTTTGCAGTTCCGGGAAATGCCGCAACATCACACACTACAAAAACTGAACCTGAAAAAATGCAGGGTGCAAAATTACCTGTAACAGAGTATAATAAAGAAACTGAATTAGGGTTAGGTCAAGATCCAACTAAGTTTAAAAAACCGTTCCAAGAAGATTTTACAAATGGTCTTATTGAGCAAGGTTTAATTTTTGACGAAGCAAGAGGCATTACAACATCAAGTGCTAGACGAGAAGTTCCTAGTGCAGTCTTTGGATTTAATACTCCAGGACCAATTGACAAACGCCCAGGTGCTCCAAAAACAAAAATAGGAACATTAGAAGGAAATGCCGATGTCTTTAAATCAAGACTTGGCGGCACATCACTTGTAGCAGATGATGGCGATGATAAATTTTTAAGAAAAACTACAGCTAAAGATGGTCCTCCAGAGTATGCTGATGTAATGGCTAATGAAACTGACGGTAAGCCAGACCTTCCACACAACGAATTATTCCGTGTGCGTACTAGAACAGGGCATCAAATACTTTTACATAATAGTGAAGATTTGATTTATGTAGGTAATGCTAGAGGAACAAGTTGGATTGAACTTACAAGCGATGGCAAAGTTGATATATATGCCGGCGATAGTATTAGTATGCACACTAAGAATGATTTTAACTTTACAGCAGACCGTAATGTTACAATTGAAGCTGGTGCTAACTTGTACTTAAAAGCAAGTGGAAATTACACAGGAACAAAAGCTGGCAAAGGAAAAATACAAATAGAGTCAAGTGCTGACACAAACATATTAATCGGTGCAAACGGAAAAATTACAACATCAACTAACTTTGATTTAAACACAGGTAGTGCAAACAAGTTCACAGCAGGAACAACGTCAGACTTTAATAGTGGTGGAAATCATACAGAAACAGCATCAAACATTCATATGAATGGTCCAACAGCCGCAACAGCTGATCCAGTTAGTGCATTGAATACACATACTGTTCCAGGAGAAGAATCACCGGTACTAGTACAGCGTGTTCCACAACATGAACCATGGGGTTGGCATGAAAATTTAAATCCTACAGCACACAAGCCGTTTGCTACAGATAGAGACAATAATTTTACAACTAAGAATGATAAACCAACGCCTAGAATTCCTGATACGTTTAATAAAGACAGTAAAACCAATGGATAAAAATTAAGGTAAATATAGTACTATGGCAAGCGAATTATATAAAAATATTACAGTTACATCATCTAGTAGCCCGGGTAACCCGGCAACTGCTAATCGTGCCTATAGAGGGCTTAGTACTGTTAACCCAGAAAACGTAAGTAAGACGTTATATGACATTGGGTTAATTAAACAAGATTTATTAAATCATTTTCATATCAGACAAGGGGAAAAACTAGAAAATCCTGAGTTTGGTACAATTATATGGGACGCTATCTTTGAACCAATGACTCCGTCAATGGAAGAAGCAATAGCTGAAAATGTTAAACAGATTGTAAATTCAGATCCAAGAATAGTTGTTAACAAAATTGTTATTGATTCATACGAGAGTGGTATTATTATCGACTGTGATCTAACATATTTGCCTTACAATATCAGTGAAAAGATGCGTCTAACATTTGACGAGAGTGCGGGAGTGAATTAAGTACACACTTAACGCAATACAATAAATAGTACTATACTAAGGAAAGCAAACAAATGGCGTCAACAGATAGACAGAACAGATTACTAATAGCGGAGGATTGGGCCAAGGTCTATCAGTCTTTCCGTAATGCTGAATTTAAATCATACGATTTTGATAATTTACGCAGAACTATGATTAATTACCTCAGAGAAAATTATCCTGAGGACTTTAACGATTACATTGAATCAAGTGAATACTTGGCACTTATTGACCTTATTGCTTTCCTAGGACAAAACGTTGCTTTCCGTGTTGACTTAAATGCTAGAGAAAACTTTTTAGAACTTGCATCTCGTAGAGAAAGCGTACTAAGACTAGCACGTTTACTTTCTTATAATCCTAAGCGTAATAAACCAGCTAACGGATTGCTTAAAATGGAAAGTGTTTCAACTACAGAAGATGTAATTGATAGCAACGGAACAAATGTAGCTAGCCAATCAGTTATTTGGAACGACCCAAGTAACGCTAC